ATGCGTAACCCAGCCATTAGTAGCCCACCACGGTCAGATCAATGAGCCCAGCCACGGCCGTGCCGCTGCTGTTCACACATTTTACGGTCACTGAGCTGACCGACTTAGCTAACACAATAGCGTTTATTGCGGCAGTGCCACTGTCCTGCAATGTGACCTGCACAGACTTGACCGCACGGAACGGCTTAGTGAGGGGGATGACAGTGCCAGTGCCGCTGGTGCTGATAGCGACATCTTCTGCGTTTTCAATTACATCGGGGTAATCAAGTTCTAGGCTGAGTGCTGTTAGGGCACCAACTGAAACACCGTCAATACTGCGGAATAGTGTTTGCGCTAGGTAGACGTCTTCGATTAGTTTTTCGTAGGGTGCGTAGGGGTGCAGGATGCCGCTGGATTCGCCGCTCAACTGGCCGGCAGTGTAAGTGCGCTGTTCCGCGTAAATAGGATCATTATTTTCTTGCCAAATATCGTTGTCGTTTTCTTGGAAAACTACGGTATCTGCACCAGACAGTGACGCCACGTTGTGCTGGTAGGTGGCTTGGGCCGTTGTGCTAATTAGTAGGCTGCTTTCGAGGAAATTGTTGTCGAAGTTCCAGGTGTAGTAGCTGTCAAGGGCGGGGTTTATTTGCTGTAGGGCAAAGATGCCGGTGTCGGCGGTAAAAACGTCAAGGTTTTGGGTGACGAGTTGGTCCCCACTTTGTGTGATCAGGAAGTAGTTGTCGCTTACTTGGGCGTTGATGTAAGTCCCAGGCCAAGTGGTGCTGTTGATGGTTTCTGTGTAGACCGCGTTGCTTACAGGTGGAGCGCCGATGTTGAGCAGGATGTAGGCCGGGGCATCGCTACGCCATTGCGTGGCGTCAACCGACTTGACCATTACGGTCCAAGTGTCGGTATCGAAGAGTGATGTTTCAAACCACTGTTGCTGGGCGGATACTCCGCCGGAGTACAGCGGGATGCCCAGATCCCAAGTTTCGGCCGGGCTGCCGTTGACGAGGCTGCCTTGCTTGTACCGGATTTCGTAGGAGACGACATCGGACACCACGCCTTGGTCCCAGGAGCCGTAGTCGGATAAAGGTAGTTGCCAGCTGAAGCGTTTTTGACCGCTGTTGGTGTTTTCGACGACGGTGAATAGGCCGGGGGTGGGTGGTACGATCTCGTTGCGCTCCACCGTGTCGTAGATGTAGTCGGCGGGTTCTTCCCCGAAGATTGCACTGGTGAACGCAACCCGCACTTCCCATTCGCCTGGGGCGTGGAACGCAATGGTGTAGTAACCCGTGAGGGGGATGTCGCTTAGGAAGTACCAGCCGGTGGCGTCGGGGGATTTGACGCCGGGGATGACCGTAGGCACGTTGGTGGGGAATGCCCAGACGCGGTAGCCGGTTACACGCTCGGGAATGGGACAAATGCCCGCATCAACGATTAGCAGTTGGGTGCCGTCGGGTTGGTTTTGGTGGCGCACAACGGCGTTGTACGCCGGGTCGCTGAGATCGGGGAGCGCTTCAAAGTTGGCGGCGGTGACGGCGACCCAATCGCTTTGGCGTCCCAAGCGGTCAAAAGCGGCAACGCGAAATTGGTAGGAGGCGCTAAAGACGTGTTCGGGAAGTGGGACGGTTGCGTTGGTTGTTGAGGCGACAAGGATGTCGCTCCATTGCGTAGCGTCGGATTTGCGCCACTGGTAGCGGTAGCCGCGCACCAGCGTGTCGTCGGCAAGGTCGCGTTGCGGAGAGCGCCATTGCGCCTCAATCTGTACGCGCTTGTTGCGATAGATCAACGCAGCCGACAGGTTTGTGACGACCAAGGGGCTCTGCAGCGTAAAGCGGTCCTTGGGAATAGCGATAGGCAGGTTGTTATCGACGTAGCCGTACTTTGAATCGTTGTACTGGATTGCTTGGACTTCAAAGATGAGCTGATCCGATTCCGCGATGGAGATGATGCGGTAAAGGGCTGCGTTAAGTGAGGTCCACTCCAGTACCCATAACGCACCAGCTTGAGTCGTGACAATGCCGTCGCAGGTTACGACGGTGCGGCCATTGTCTTCTTCGATTACATAACCGATAAGGGTATCGCCGCTCTGTGTAATAAGCGTGTCGTCGTTTTGGGCTGTGAGAGTGCGTAGGTCTGATGCACCAGCGAGCGTGGTGTAATCGACGATGTTGAGCACCTGCAACTTGGGTTGCGTTGTGGTGCTGCTGTCGGGGTTGGTTACTGTTTCGCCGTCTGGGATGACGAGCGAGAGCGTGTAAGAGATTGCTGGGTTGAGGTTGAGTACCGCGTCGAGTACCAGGCGGTTGCCATCTACTTCGACGAGGCGGCCGGCTAGGCGTTGGCCTTGGCGGAGTGGGTCGGCGATTTGGATGATTTCGCCGACGCTGCTGGCCAAGCCTTCGGCGGCGATGCGGAAGCTGACGGTCTCGGTTTCGTAGCGGTTGCTGAACAGCGTGTGCTTTGCTGCGCGAAGGGCTTGGCCGCGTGACGTGACGCCCAAGAGGCGCAGATCGACGGGGTTGTAGCCGAGGCGCTGGAGTAGCTCGTCGTCCTGCAGGTATTCGACGACGCTGCTGTAGTTCTGTGCTGGGTCGTCCCAGTTGGCGATGCAGACAGTTTTGCGGGCGGTGCGAGCGCTGCTGCTGTAGTTGAAGCACGGTCCAGTGACTTGACCGTCTTCGCCTACTTCCTGGATTACGTTGGCCTCGCTGAATTGCTGGGCTGGAGGCTGAGGGCGATCCTGCGTTAGGTAAAGTTTATTATCGGCGTAGTAAATAAGGCCGCGAAAAATTGAGGCTAAAGAGTTGAGAACTTCAAATACACCGCCGGCGTTTTGCAGATAAACGTTGCAGGTAAAGCGGGGTTCGGTACCGCCTTGACCGTCGTAGACCAGTTCATCGCAATACTGCGAAATGGTGTAAAGGAACCAGGGGTCGATGGCGATTGATGAGACATAGCGCTTTACGCCGAAGCGGGGGTTGAGAACGATGTCGCGGAAGATCCAGGCCGGGTTGTCGGTCCACGCAGTTTTGAACGTGCCGTCCCACAGACCCGTGTAAGTGCGGGTAATCGGGTTGTAGTTCTGTGGTACTTGAACGCGCTTGCCGCGTAGGCGAAGACTTACGTCCGGGATGGAATTGAACTGGCGTGCGTCAATCTTTAGTCCTAGGTGAGCGGTGTTGGGGTAGGCGAATTTTTCGTCAACGATTTCGGTATAGCTTTGCCAGACGATCCCGTTCTGTAGAAAGGCGCTGCCGCTGTCGGCGGTTAGGCGTGTGACGCGAATAGCCCATGGCGCGGTGCCTGTGAGATCGAACTCATAAGCTCGCTGGAACTCGCTACTACTTTTGCCACCTACAGTCGGTTCTGCGACAGTTACAAAAGGGCCGCCATTGGCGCTGACCGCAATACGGTAGGCAACGCTGGTGCCGGTAATGTCGCCGTTACTTTGGTTGGTTGACTGAAGCGCGGTGTGCGAAATTACGACGCGGGCTCGCTCCACGTCGACATCGGTAACTGTGCGCGTAATCGGTCCTGTGGCGACAGTAACTGCGGTACTAACTCCGACTGCAGTTTCTACTGTTGAGAAACCTGTTAGTGGTGTCTGGGTTTCGTCTGTACCAGCGCGGTAGTCAAGTGTGTAGCCGGTGAAATTGGCGGATCCGTCCGCGTTTTTGATTGGCGTGGAATCTAGGTAAGTATCTTTTTCAATGCCGTTGGGGAAACCTTCAATCTCGCCCTCGGCGATGGCGTAGACGGTTTTGGCGAAGGCTGTGGAAAAGAGGTTGTTGTTTTCCTCTGTTGGTGTGCGCGTTGGGGCGACAATTACCTGCGGCGCTTGTTGCTGCCCACCGCCGCCGCCGGCACCTTCAACGCGCAGGTCTTCCATCAGATGCTGTTCTCAATTTCGATGCCAAAGCTAAGCACGGCAAGGGAACCGATCAGCCGTTCGCCGTAAAGCACGGGTACAACATCACCTTGGGCGGTGTTGGCGTTGGATTTATCGAATAGGGCGCTTTTGAGTTGATCGGAACGGTCGGCTTGCGTGGTGGAGCCAAAATCCGCACCAGGCATTTTGGGCGTTGGCGTAAGTAGTTGCGCTACGCCGCCAAAAATCAAGCTAAGGCCGACGGCTCCAATACCGAGGGCGGTGCTGGAAAAGGCTGTGCCGAAGATGGTGGCGGCGACGCCACCGCCGATACCGGGCACCAAGATGGCGAAGGCGACAAGTGCCACTCCGGCGATGATGCGACCTACGGCGCCACGGCCTGTTGGTTGAGGGGCAAGTACCACGCGCTTGCTGCAGGGCCAGTCGAGTTCGTCTTCGGAGAGGCCCATCGGGTCTTCGGTGACGACGCGCCAGGCGATGCCTTGGTCGGCGCTGTTGATCAAGAACAGGCGCAGTTCGGGAAGTTGGACGCAGAGGGCGCGGACGGCTTCGGCGGCGCTGCCAACAGCAAGGCGGAATACGCGACCAAAACGGCGGCCTGCTTCACCCAGCAAACGGATCGTGACCATCACGCAGACCTCCTCAGGACAGCATAGGTCTGCTCCCTGAAGTAGGGGCTATAAGTGCTCAGACCAGACAGGCGACCAACCAAGTGCTGGTACAGCTGGTTGGCGGCCGGATCTTCCAGTACGGCGACGTGGTTGCAGCAAACATCGTTGCGGATACGCATCAGCAGGACGTCACCGCGTTGTAGCACTGCGGTGGGCGGCAGTTTGATGAAGCCCTCTGTGGCAAAATTATCCTCGAAGTGCGTGAAACCCCGGTCGCTCCACTCGCCTTCGTATTGGCGGGGGTAGTCGTTCATGGCGTAGGCGTGCTGCTGCCAGTACCAGTCGCGGACGGCGCTGTAGCAGTCATGGACGCCATAGGCCCAAGGTCGGCTAAGCAAACCGGCATCTTGCGACGGATCCAGCCAGAAAAGTAGGGAGCTGGAGCAATCCCAGACTGCGTAGGGCAGGTTGAGTGCTTTGGATGCGCGAATGTCGGCCTCGGATAGGCGCGGAAACTGGATGTGGGAGTGCCAGCTGCACAGGGCGTCGTCGAGGTATTGCGCTGTTTCGGCGGCTGAGATAGTGAAGGTGTCGGGCAGGGTGGCGGTGTTGGTGCAGGTGATGACTTCATCGGTACGCAGGACAAACCCGCACGCCTCAATGGGGAAGGCGGCCTCGGCAGCGGCGCGGATGGCGGCGGTTTGCTGCTGCGTAAGCGGGTTGCTGTAAGTGGAAAGCATCAACCTGACTTATCAACGAGGCCGGGGAATCCACCGAACGGTAGGCGGCTACCTGCGCCAAAGCGCAACTTACAGCTGTCCAACCGCTTGCCGCATACATCGTTACTGAGCGATCCGACGGGGCTGTCATTGATGTCCCAGTAGTTGGAGCCGCTGTAGTGGCAGCCGATGTTGCTGCGGTAGGTCCACTGGCATTGTTCGCGGAGCATTCGGCGGGCCGGCAGGCTGCGGCCTTCTAGGTCAAAGGCAACGGCGAGCTGGAACGTGACCGCCAGTTTGTTCTCGCCGCTTTTTTGCTCGATGATCCACTCGTCCGGGCCCCAGTAGGCATCGGGGTCTGCGCCGGGTTGGCCGTCGAGGTAGGTGGTGAGTGTACGGATGCGGCTGACGGTTGCACCAACGAGGTCGTCGTAGGTGTTGGCAAGGCCGGTAATGGCGAGGCCGATGTTGGCAAAAGTGATGCTGGGGCGAGCCAGCTGACCGCTGGTGTTGCGCTCAAAACCCGATGCCTGCAGCGGCAACGCAGTATAGGTATTGCCCTGATAGGCAATGTCTAAGCCATTGACTTGGCTCCAGTTGCAGAAGCGGTAAACGGCTTGGTCGGTGCTACCTGGGGGCAGCAACACCGTAATGTCCAAAATGTACAGATCAACTACCGCCGCTAGGCGGGATTTAAGTGTTTCGGAATTGGGAGGTTGCTGCGTCATATGTAAACGCGCTCCAGTTCAAACGACAGTTGGTAAACGTCGGGAGCAATGTAGTTCAGCTGCCAGCCGTCACGCAGAAGATAGTTTTTGGGGTTTTCTGTGAGTGTAATTGTAACGGGTTCGTTATCGGCAATAGTTACGCTGGTGAGTACGCCATTGACTAGGTTTGCGGTGTAATTTGCGGGGCGTGTGTAGCCCTTTAGGAGTAGTGATTGCAGGTTGGTGTAGCCGAGGGTGAGTGTGCCAGTTGCAAATTGGGCCTGGAAGGTTTTGGTGCTGTCGGGGGGTGACCAGGGGATGGCGGTGTCGGCGTAGCGTTTGAGGGCTGCTTCGACAGAGAAAGCTTCTTCGCCTGCCATTGCGGGCGTGGTGCAGCTCCAGGTTTCTTTTTCGGCGTTGAGGCCGTCGCTCAGGATTTGGCTGTAGCCGTCGCCAAAGGCTGCACGCTGGAATCGTTTTGTGCGCTTGACGCTGCTGTCAAACGTGAGGCGGAGGTCGTTAAAGGTGAGAAAGCTCATCGCAGGACGCCTCCACCACGGCGCTGGTCAACGAGGGTTGCCAACACAATACCGCGAACTTGGCCGGCGATCTGTTTTTGTGCTGCCGGGCTGAGTTGGTCGCCGGTGTTCTCCACGGTGATGTTGATGGAGTCAACGTTCACTTGGCTGCCGCCCATAGCGTTGTTCGGGATGATTGTTCCAGAGCGGCCTGGGACAAATAACTCGGGGCCGCGTTCACCAACGATGTAAGGCGAGCCACTGGTTACAGGGCCGCCGGCAGCTCGCCTACCCAGACGACCTGTGAGGAAGCTGAAGAAACCTCTACCATTCTCTTCGTCGCCTGCGAGTAAACCGAGGCCGGCTTGGAAGAGGATGTTGGCCAAGGCATTAAGCGCATTAGTCAGACTATCTGCCCAACTATCTGTACTAAAAATAAGTTGCTGGAATACATCGCCAGTCGTTTGCCCGACTTGGTTGATGGTGTCTTGGATTTGCTTTTGAAGGCTGAGTTGCCGTTCAAGTTTCTGGTTTAGTTCGTCGGCTACTTCTACAGTGTTGCGGGCATCTTCTGCTGAAACGCCTTGCCTAATGAGATCGTCAATGGCAAGCTGGAGTGTATACTCACGCTCTTTACCTTGCAGTTTTGCAGCGAGCAGGTTGACTTCTGCCTGGGCTTGTCCGAGCGGATCGTCACTGCCCATAAACTTTTTGATGTTATCCTGCATCAATTTATTCGCTTTCTCTTCTGCATCTACGAGTTTAAGTTGTAAGTTTAGAGAAACGCTTTTCGCTTGAAAGCGGAGCTTTTCTAGTTCATTTACTTTTGCTTGTGCGGGAAGTTCTTTGTTAGCCAAGATGTCATTTCCTTTGCTGCGAATTTCTAGAAGGTCTAGCTGTGCTTGGCGTGTAAGTTCCAGTACGGTGTTTCCCTCTTTGCGTGCAGTAATTAGACGTTGTTCGATCTTGAAAGCTTCCTTTGCTGCGTCGAGATCTCTTCCGCTTTTGGCGATACGCTCTGCAGCCCTTTCTGCCTCGTTGCGTGCTTTGTCTGAAGACTTGTCGGCTTCTGCTGGTAGTTGTCCCAGTCCTGAGACGTCGATTCGTTTGATGGGCGCGGGCGTTTGGAGGGTGCCCATAGCCTTGCTGCGGAGCTGGTTGTAGCGATTGAGTTGTTCGGGGGTTAGTTGGCCGGTTGCTCCAACGGCAAGGGTGTTGTTTTGTACTAGGGCTTTGCCTGCGCGACCGCCCATGCGCTGGGAGCGGAGTTCGGGGAACTCTTTGACGAGTTGAGCGCCGGCCATGGCGGAGGCGGCGACGTCTGTTTGGCTGCCGCCGCTAATCATCCGGGCAACGGCTTGGGCGCCTTGGGCGGCGAGGTTGATGATGCCGGCGATCTTTCCGGCGAGCCACTCCAGTGCCGGAGAAAGCGCGGTGACGATTGCCCCAGCGAGTTGTTGGAAGCCGCTGCCGAGATCCTTGGTTGCGGTGCTTAGTTGGGTGAAGCCGTTGCTGGTTTTGGTGGCGGCAGTTACGCCCTGATTACCAACTTCGACAAGGGTATCGGTCAAGTCTTGGACGGAGATTTTGCCGTCCTTGGCCATTTGCAGCAGGGCGCTGCGGCTGACGTTGTATTTATCCGCTAGGGCCTGTTGGATTGGGATGCCTTGGCTGGTTAGTTGGTTGAGAGTGGCTTGAGATACCTTGCCGGATTCGAGGGCTGAGGTAAAAGCGTTGGTGACTTTATCAATGGTGCCACCGTATTTTTCGGTGAGCGTGCTGACGAGTTTGATGACTTCGGCTTGGGCGTCGATTTCGAGCCCCAGACCGCGAATGTTCTGGACGGATGCTTGGAACTTGTCGAATTCGCGGCCGGCTTGTTTGAAGGCTGTTTCGAGTGTGCGCGTTTGCTCGGCGGAGAAGCCGATGTCTTGGCCCAACTGTTTGACTACGTTGCCTTTGGCGGCGATGTCGCCAAGGATGGTGCCGACGAGGCTGCCGGCAAAACTGCCGCCTGGTCCGAGCAGTCCGCCGGCCAGACCGCCGATAGCGCCACCCGCAGCTGCTCCAGCGCTTTGGCCGAACAGCAGTGGGAAGGCACCACCGATTGCCGCGCCGCTAACGGCGCCACCAAGCCGGCTGGCGAGTCTTCCGCGACCGCCACGCCCACCGCGACCTGTTGGGGGCAAAGCCGGACCTTGCACACCAAAGCCGGCATCTGCAGTAGCTACAGCTTTGCGCTGCAGCGCAATTTGTTCTTGAATAAGTCTATTTTGACGATCTCTGGCTGCATTTGCTTGTCCCAGGGCAGTCACGTATAGCTTGACTGCATCTGTTTCGGCAATAGTACCAGCGTTTACTCTACTTAATGTTCGTGCGGCTTTTGCTAGGTTGGCATCATATGCGTTAAGACTTTGTATTCCGCCGGCGAATCTTTTGTTTATTCCGTCTACACCTTTGCTGAGTAAATCAATCTGTTTAGTGGTGTTTTGGAGTTGCTGTATGCCGCGAACGCCAATCTCGATGTCGGCTCTGTAGGCGGCCACGGCGCTGCGTCACACTCTGGTACCTTAGTTTACGCCGTAAAAAAGCCGCCGGGTTAGCGGCGGCGTTTGGCGTTGTCGATCTCCCTCTGCTGGTCTTCGTTGAGGATGCTGAAGTAGGCGCTCCAGCCGAGGAGTTCTTCGGCGGTCATGGTGTTGCGGACTTCGCTCAGACTCAGGCCCAGCTCTTTGGCGACGCCGAATTGGAGCATGAGCCAGTTGTCTTTGCGGAGGTCGGCACTCAGGGCTTTGGGTCGATGGGCTCGGCGTCGTCGGTCAGGATGGCCAGCATCAGGGTCTGGAGGTCTTTGTCCTTGACCTCGTTCTTCAGGACGTCGATTTCGCCGGCACTGAAAAGCTTGGCG